ATATCCCGGTCCCGCCGATCTCCGGGTAAGTGTACCCGGCAATGAAGCCGTTGACTAACCTGTGGCAGCTTGGATCTATCAGCAACCCGTCGATGAGCCGGAGCGATGTTTCAACCGCCTCTTTTCTCGCCGTCCAGTTTTGCTCCGACGCAATAGTCTGTACTCGGCACTCCTGTAGTTGGAGTTCTGCGTTGCTTGTAAAGTCGCCTGATTTCGTTGAGTATTGATTCTCTCCAGCCGGATCTGCATAGTCGGTGTAAGACGCTCCTGGCCATCGTAGCTCGCAGTCAGCGACAACCCACCTTGTGAAGTCGACAATTCCCATCTTGTCCGTGCAGTACTCCCGAAGGACTTGGATGCTCCCGGCTGTCGGACATTGGACGACCACGGCGGCCGGGCAGTTGCCTGAGTTGTCCCATCCTCGGTAAAGAGGCCCATTTGACCATTTGAGTGTTTCATGTGAAACGTGTGCCTCCCTCTTGAAGTTATTAAAGACCAATCTCCCCGTGGCCATCAGACCGGGCTTGCCTTCGATGTACATATCGACCCA